TATTTTTATAAAAATACGCCTACTTTGTCAACAGTCTGCTACTAAGTATAATACTTAGTAGCATAATCTAATTTATACAAACAAACAATCTTCAATTAAGTCTTTATTCTTAAGCTTTTCTATCCACTCTTTTGGAATGGCATCCAAGCCATATATAATTCCTGCAAGTCCTCCTGTGACTGCAGCTGTCGTATCTGTATCGCTTCCAAGATTAACTGCTTTTAAAACTGCATCCTTATAATTATCTGTATTTAATATACACCATAGTGACGCTTTTAGAGTGTCAAGTACAAAACCACCTGATTTAATCTCGCTTTCATCAACATATTTTATGCTATCATCAATATATTTTTTGCCATTTATTAATTTTCTTGCTATATGAATATATTCTATGCAAGCATTTTTTGATATTTCATGTGCGTGTGTTATAGCTGAAACATTGGCAATGTCTTCATCTGATGCTTCTGTAAATGCTAGTGGAAGTATCCTCATAAGTGATCCATTACCATTGTCATGAAAGCCGTCCAAACCATGTCCAAGCTCAATAGCTCCGCGCGTTGTGCCTCCTACATCAAATACTTCACCATTTGCAGTGAATTTGTCTTCATATAACCACGCTTCAAAATTCTTACGTATCTCTTTTAAATCAATGAATCCCCTGTCCTTAATTGACTTTGCTGTGGCTAGTGTTAGCGATGTATCGTCAGACCATGTGCCTGCCTCTTGATTCCATGTGCCGTGGCCAATCATATCTGTGCAATTATATGTGTGTCTTTCTTTGAACTCGTATGGCACGCCTAAAGCATCTCCAATCGCAAAACCAAATATAGCTGATTTTAATTTTGACATGAATCTCCCTCCATATTCATAGTGATTTGTATACGAAAAAGGACCAAGTAATTGAAAATACTTAGTCCTAGGCTGGCGCATCATGAGGGAGTCGAACCCCCGACCTTCTGGTTCGTAGCCAGACATTGTACTAGCATTTAACACACTTGTAGTCATTTTTGTATACCATGTGTATACCACCGCCGTGACTTGTAGGAGAGTGTAGTGTAGTTTTAAGTGTTAAGTAGTGAGTATTTTATCGTCTATTTTCTTAATATAAAAATCATACTTTAGTAGTATAAAAATAAAGACTATACCAAATCGATATAGCCTCCATTATGAATAATAAGCAGTTGTGCATTTCCCTGTAACGAATATATTATAGCATACTCTTTAAAAAATTGCAACAAAAAAAGAGGGGTAAATTAATACCCTCTCAATTATTCTTCTATTTTATTTTCTTCTCTAGCCTTATCTACCATAGTTTCAGATAGCATATACATGACCATTGATCCAACTGCTCCAACTAAAGCAACAACCTTTTCTGTCGTTCCTGGATCGCACTTTGTAAAAGCAATTATACATACTACTAAGCCTGTGACTGCTGCCCAAAACTTACGGCTTGATAGTTTTTGTGCCCAATTAATTTTATCCATCTAGATCTTCTCCTTTCAAATCTTCTTCACACTCCTCATCTGAGTGTTTTATTTCTTTTCCTTTTATAAAGGCTAGTCCCCAAAGCTCTGCGGTAGTAAAACTAAACCAGCTTCCAACCAAGACATCAGAGACAAACAGCCCTTTGTAGTTGATGTATAGTACCGCCGCACAGAAAATTACATTCATAGTAATAATCAGCGCAACGATCCACTTGCTAAACCTCATCTTACTACTATCTCTTTAGTGTTTTGATTCCAGTCGACCTTGTAACCAAGCTTCTCAAGCAGTTCTCTTGCTTGTACATAGTTATGTCCACCTATAAGCTTGCCTTCAGCCTCAATCTTTTTGCCTTTAAAATCAAATTTAATTTTGTTCACAGTGTCCCTTCCTTTCTCCTTTTTCAAATCTTCTATCAGTTTGTCCCACGGAAAATATTTACCAGGGCAGTTCGGTTTTTCTTTCGGCGCGACCTCATAGTGACCGATGATATGCTCACGATCTATGCTTATATCGTAGCCATAAAGTCTCTTAACTGTATCAATGATGTAGCCGTGCAGCCAAAGCGTTGCTTTGTATTGCGCATCAGTAAGTGCGCCTTCTCCCTCTTTGTAGCTAAATCCCTCATGTTCTATGGATATGGTAAATAGGTTTGCGTTTATTGCTTTATCTCTGATTATGGGGTTTGTGCTGCGTTTGTAATAGTACTTTTTTAACTTGCTACTTGACTGCGTTCCGTTGCACCACGCTGTATTTTGTATATCCACAAGCTGATAGATTTTACCTAATCTTGTTACTACAAAGTGAGCCGATGCTTGCGACTTAGGATTACAAAGCCAGCTTATGGATCCCATTGCGTAGCCCTCCGTGATGTGGTTTACTATTATGATAGGCTTCTCGCCTTTACGTCCCTTAGTGTAGTTTTGACTATATTTTCTAATTATCTCCAAGTTTTTTCACCCCATCTCCACTTCTTATAGGCAGCGCCTCTACATCTGGTTTATACTTGTTTTTCACAATACCATTGCCGCCAACGAGTTCGTAGTTTCTACAGTTTTCTGCAAATATTTCATAGTCCTCATCACTTACATATTTTTGTCTCATAAACTTTGCGTGCTGATTCTTAATTTCTTGCTTCAAGTGAGTTCTGCTCCTGCGATTTGACAGCTCTATATAATCACTTAGTTTTGCGTCTAAGTTTGCGAGCTGTTCTTCATGCGCTTCAACGCGTTTGTTAATCTCTTCTTGCTTCTTTGCATTGTCGTGCATCCTGTCATTGTACTTTTTTAATTTAAAAAGCATGGTTGATACACCCCCTAGTGTTAGTACAATCGTGATTAGCTCTTGTACTGTTATTTTGTCTAAAATTGTCATATACTACCTTCTTTTCCTAGATTTTTTGTAATCAGCTTTAATTTGTGATCTTGCATTTCAATATATTCGCTTTTTTCTACGAGGCTTTTAATAAAGTTGTAGCTGCTTGCGTTATTCGCATGTCCGAGCCAAGAGTTTAGTATCTGCTCTATCTTTATGGGTTTTACTTTCTTATTATTAACTAAGTTTGGTATAGCCTTGACTTTACGCTTTATTTTCTTTTTACTTGCGTTTCTTAATAGTCTGTGCGTTGGATGTATTTTAAATCCTATAGCGTTGACTCCTTGGCTAAGTGGAAATATTTTACTTTTCTTGCTATTTAATTCAAGACTGAGTTTGTCACTTATAAAAGTTTTGATCTGCTCTTTTGCTTTTCTTGCTTCCTCTTTATTTTTTACTATTATGATCATATCGTCCATGTACCTTACGTAAAATTTAAGGCGCAAACTGTGTTTTGCAAATTGGTCAACTTCATTTAGGTAAATGTTCGAGGATAGTTGAGATAAAGTATTGCCGAGTGGCAGGCCTTTATCATCTATAGCAGATGCTGTATCTACTAATAGATCTAAGAGCCATAGTGTATCTTTGCATTTTATCTTTTTTCTAAAGAGTTTCTTTAATATATCTCTGTCTATAGTGTAGAAAAACTTTTTAATATCAAGTTTTACTATATAGGCCTCGTCTCCATACATCCACTTAGCTTTTCTCATGAAACTAGAGATTCTGTCCACGCATTTATGTGTGCCTTTGTTATCTATGCTGCCGTACGAGTCATAGATAAATGTTTTAAAATATATTTGTTTTAAGATGTTATTTGTAGCGATTTGCACTACTTTATCCTTAAAACTAGGAGCGTATATAAGTCTCTCTTTTGGCTCGAACACGTAAAAACTAGTGTAACCATCGTGTTTATAAGTTTTATTTTCTAGACTTTCTCTTAAAATTTTTAAGTTGTATGTTTCGTCCTCGGCAAATGTTATTGCGTCTGGCGCATATTTATTTTTACCTAGTAGCACTTTTTTGTATGCTAGATACAAATTATCTTCAGCTATTATCTTTTGGTATAGATTTTTAAATTGTTTCGACAATTTTGATTTTCACTTCTTTCTATGGAGTTACTAAACAAATTGACTTTGTTTATGTGTTTACACATGTCGTGAAGGAACCGCCCTCTCTTGATTCTATCAAGCCTTGTAGTAAAAACCTTAATCTCAACTATCTAATAGGCTTCATATAATCAGGACAGGGGCGCCAGCCGAAATTACTGTCCGCATTGTTCGAGTTGTTGGCGTTCGCGTTAGACACGCAATTGTTGCCACGCACAGAGCGAAGAATGTTTTGCAGGGCGATCCCTAATTTTTATTTATTTAATGTTGATTTGATATATCCAGAAAGCATCTTGCCTATTTCTGTAAGTTTTAAATCAATTTCTCTGTATTGTCCAATGCTTACATATTTTCTATCTCTTGCTAGCTTAATCATAAATTTTAATGCCTCTAAATCTGCTTCCGCTTCCTGCAAGTAGTATAATCTTTTTGATTTGACATAGTTCGCTTGTGAAATCACCCCATACAAATTAAAAAGTTTTGATCTGATGTCGCTGCATAAGACATATTTTTCCGCTTTCGGGAAATTAATAAGCTTAGGATATATTTCAAGTGTAAATGTTTCCACTCTTTTTAACAGTTGTAATTCATTTTTCATTTTTGCCTACCTATTTTTAATCGGCTACTCGCGCTCTCGCGCGTATCCGCCGATGGTTAGAGTTTAGCCGACAATCTTAAGACAGGGGCGCCAGCCGAAAAGACTGTCCGCATTGCTCGAGCCGTCGGCGTACGCGTCAGACACGCAACCGTAGCCACGCACAGAGCGACAGTTTTCAGCGTATGTTGTTTCTTGACACCATGTATATAAGTTGTTTGTGAGTAAATCTGCATCTGTATAGCCTATGCCCCAGTTATTTGTTGGCGACTTGACATTATTTGGATATGCCCAGCTGCTTGGCGCTTTTGTGTGTATTGGTAACATTAAAGCGTTCCACATTGATTGATGATTTGAAGCTCCATCATAGGGTTTATAAAAAGTCTTAGGATTTGGCTGTACGTCATCCCCAATTCCTCTCATTAGCATAACTTGATATTTTTTACCACCTATATCTATAGTTTTATTGCCATATACTGCGTTTGCGGCATTAATTTGATCCCATGAAATTGTGTGTCTATAAGGTTTTTTTGCTATTAAGTAAACGTCGCCCTCGTATGCAAATTTAAGCCAAGGCTCGTTGCTATATTGACTAGTTCCAGCTGTTATTCCGAGCGTATTTGCTAGAGCATCTCCACTTATAAAATCATTTGATGCCACTTCTCCGAACCAACCAGCATCCATTGTGCCTTTGAGTAACTTTCTTTCGCCTGGTGCTCCTATTTTGTCATCATATATATTTTTAGCTTTAAGATCTGTAAATCCGTGAGCAATTAGTAAGTCATTTACATTCATTTTTAGCTCCTTTCTAATTCTTTCTTATAAATAAAGTCATTGCTATCGTAAAATAAATTCCACGTTTTAGTGCTTTTAATTTGCTGGCCTTGATATTCACTTAATTTTATCTTGCTGTATTTTGGTGCTTCTCCTATAAGTTTAGATTTGTAAGCAAGTCCGCCATCAAGCTTTCTGTATTCAACAGCTTTATATATTCCATTGTCAAGGTTTAGGCCAATTATTGATAACTCTTCTACTGTAGAGCTATTTTCACTCCAGCACTTTTTTTCTTCATCTGTTACAGTCCTGTGCGTGCTGTCACTACTAAGCTCTGATAAACTAGTTTTAATATCTGATTTATTAGCCTTGCTATTCCAAGTGTTTTTTTCAGTATCTGTTACTGTTCTGTGACTTGCGTCGTCTATCATTTCACTAAGCTTAGTCTTTATTTCTGTCTTGTCGGCTTTTAATGATAGCTTGTCGCTAATATGCTTATTCACGCTTCTCTCGAAACCTTCCATTTCTGATTCTAAATGGTCTATATAGTTATCAAATTCTACAATTTTATCTCTATATCCTTCAGTAAAATCAAATGTACTAAGTCCTTTGCCTTCTATCTTTTCAACTTTGCTATTTAGCTTATTGTTGACATCGCTTGTCTTTGCATATGGACTTAGATCTATTTTGCTTATCTTTTCATCAACATCGCTTGTCTTTGCATATCCAGATAGGTCAACTTCAGTGCTTCCTATAAGTTCAAAAGCTCCATTTATCCATAAGTATTCAAGGTAATAGTTATTTGTCTTGCCTTTGCTATCCTTTACAAGATATATCACATCGTCTTTGCCAGTTTGTGGCAAAGTATCCACAACTTCTTTTTTAAGTGTTTTGATCTTGGCCAGCTCTTCTTGTAGTTTTGGCTCTGTAATATATTTATTCAAGTCAGCGCTTGCGATTATATCTTTTAAATTTTGTTCAGCAGCCCCCGATTGACTCAGCAAGTTTTGCAAAGTGTTTATACTTGTATTTGCTTTTGTATCTGTTTCTTTGAGCCTATTGTCAGTGTTACTGCCTGCTTGAGTTGATGTATCGAGCTTAGTTTTGGCAGTATTAGCTTTATCGATACTCCCATCGAGGTTTGTTTTCGCTGCTTTAGCATTTTCTATACTTGTGTCAAGATTGGTCTTTACAGTGCTAGCATTTGTTAAAGATGTTGCAAGATTTTTATCCGCTTCATTTATCTTTGATACTACGTCTTGACCCGTCTTAATTGACTTGCCAAGCTTTGTGCTAGTATCAATTCCTTGAGCCGTCTTTTCTTGCAAAGTGCTTTGTGTATTTTTAGCTGTAGATATAGAGCTTTGCAAGTTAGCGTTTGTCTTATTTCCTTGAGCAGTGTTAGCTTTTAAGTCATTATTTAAAGTATCAGCACTGTCCCTACTTGCTTCAAGCTTTGTATATGCTTCGCTTGCACTTGCAGTAGATGTCTTAAGGTTTTCACTTAAGCCATGAGCTGCACTTGTATTTGATACAAGCTCTGTACTCACTTTGCGTCCCTCTCCGATATTTGTTTCTAATTCTTTATTGACAATTTTGCCTTCGTCAAGCATGTCTTTTTGCTTTTCTAATAGTTCTTTAGCTTTTTTAATGTCTTCAAAGTCGACTAATACATTAACTCCAACTGTAGCACCATTTTCTATTGACTCTTCTATGTTTAGATCAAATATTTGACTTGCTAGTTTTTTATCTTCTTGATTGTATAATACAAATTGTGCTTTAGCTTTTCCAGCATATTTAAATTGAGTGTTCACGCATCTGATAACAAACTTATTACTTTCAATGCTTGCGTCTACTTTTGTAACCTCATCTTTTTGTGCTACGAAAAAAGCAAGTTTATATTTGCTTGGATCAATTATCTTGTCATCTTCGTCGCATAGCTCCACTATAAATACTCTAGCAGTATCGCCTTGCGTAGCAAATAAAATCCCGTTGAAGCTGTCATCAAATTTTAATTTTAATTTGTGCTCCATCATAGGCTAAGCTCCTCCACTTCATCGGCTGGTTTACCTGCAAGCTTAAGAAGTGCATCTTGCAAATCTTTTTCTTTTTTCTTTAATTCGTCAAATTCATTTTTTATTCTTTTCGATTGGCTTATAAGATCTTCTTTTCTGTAACCAATTCTTTCTATTTCTCTCTTTAAGTCAGCTTCAGACAAAGTATAGATGCTTGTCTCAGTAATTTCTACTTTGTCATCAAGCTTTTTTATTTCCATAATACTTTCCATTTTAATAACCTCCGTATCCAAGTAGGGCTTGTATAAATATCGAAGCACTCACTCTACCCAAGTCATTGTTGCCAATAGATATAGTGTTCCAGCTTCCTATGCTTAAGTAGTTTGCAATGTTTAAATTACTTTGAGCACGTGAAAAACTATATGAGCCAGTCAAAGAGCTAGTAATATCTCTACCATTGACTAATATAGTATAGTTTGAGCTTCCTCTTTTTGTAATTATGCCAAAAATGGGGTCATGTGTGTGACCAGGTATTTCAAATCTGTGAGTGTGATTAGGTATATCGACCCTGTGCCTATGATCACTAATACTTAACTTATGCTCATGGCTTTTTGTATGCCAAAAAGGCTCGGTTCTACCTATAGTTTTATTATCGAAGCCCCAAACTGCGAGCGATGTATTTCCACCATCAACATCAGCAAGTCCGTGAGTAGTGCCATAATCTCCACCGCCGCTATCAGTAGAAGTATAGTCACCGCCACCACTCTCAGATGTAGAGTAGTCACGCTTTGAGTATTCATTTCCTCTTTGATAAGCTCGAAAGTCGTCAATGTAGATATTTAAGCTTGCCTTGTATATTCTCTTAGTCTCTTTAGGTATATAGATGTGTAATTCCAAAGGATAGCCTCTATCCACATTATCCGTTTGACTATCTTGCCAAGATTGCAATATGCCCTCATCATCAAGTACGGTTATATTGCCACTCTTATCACTAAGCTTTAAGCCATAACGACCAGATGCCCAGTTGCCAAGCTGCACACGCTCACGATTATAGTTATCCAAGACCTGTAGCCCCTTTGCCTGTGTAATTTTTATGTTATTATACATAACGTCTTGCTTGACCACTTTGCCATCAAGTGTAGTTATCTTGCCATCTACAAGCTTTAAATCGTTTCTTACCTTTCCAGTCTCATCAACTATCTTGCCGTCAAGTATTTTAAACTGCTTACCTAAGTCTGAGTCAAAAAAGTTGTTGTTGACATTAATTTGTGACGCATTTATCTTTGCATACTTGCCAAGCGTACCAACCACTTCATCAGCGACTACGCCATCAGCAGTAAGAGCCGTTCTCCAATCCCATGAGCCATCAGGCTTTTTAGAGTTTGCTATAAGTATCTTGCCTGCGCCCATGTAGACAACCTTAGTAGGATTTTTATCTATAGGTTTATCAAAAGAGTAATATCCAGCAGGTAAATTATATTTGTTGCCTATTTTTAAGTCGTAATTGTATGCCGCATCATTAAAATAAGTTTCTGTGATCTCATCTCTCAAATCATCAAGATATTCATTGAAGACGCGAGTTTGAGTTTTTCTTTTTGCGTCCTCGGCCTTTATCCTTTCAGATGCGCTGCTTACTATTTTGTCCCCAAACTCAAAGTCCGTAACTTCACCTTTTAAGTAGTCTTTTTTAATCTTAAAGACCCTTGTGAGATAATTTATGCCGATGTCTTTGCGTCTAATTCCTACAATTTCTCCTAATTCGACATCTTTTGCTATGCCCTTAGCCTTAAATTGTACTTTAGGTCTTGCATTTTCTTTTGTGTATTTATAAGTTGCCTCATACAGCTCTTGGGCATCTTCTATGTCGCTAAACTCAACAACACCAAGCTTTGGACTTCCATCTGGGTAGCCATAAGCCTTAGTCGCTTCTTTTAGCTCGGCATAATCTTTTCCTTCGTGATTAAACTTTAGCTTTTCTTTGTTTTCATTTTTAATCTTTTTGCCATTTGCGTCAGTAAGCTCTAAAGTCTTGCCTATGCCAATAAAGCCAGTGTATAGATCATCAGTATTAGATTCAGCCGTAACACTTATAAGCTTATCCCCATAGACAAAGCTGCGTCCATAGTTTCTACTTATCTCATCATATAGGTCAATCCTTTTGTCATAGATCTTACCATCTTTAAAACTAATATTGAGCTTAAACTCACAGTTCCATTTTTTTATGATCTCATAAAAGACAGCCAGGGCAGATTTGTTTTCAATCTCAAGACTTTCTATAGCTCTTGTAGAGTTATTTCCCACATGCCATCCTGTATCCTTTAAAATCTTCTCAACAGCTAGAGATGCGCTCTCGTACTCAATCCTATTCTTGCGTATTACACGTCCCTTTAAGTCATCAAAAAACATGTGTATGCCGTCAAAAGTCAGTTTGCCGTCTTCTTTGCTTACACTTCTTATTCTGTAGATGTAAAAGTTCTTATTATCTTTTACACCAAAATACTTTGCTTCTTCAGCCTCTTTACTATATGCAAAACTTAAAGTCGAAGTAATCGTTCCTCCTAGCTCAAAGGCTGCCGTATTCTCCAGGATAATGGATGGGGGTATATTTTTTATTAAGTTTAAATTTATATCAAATAGATATGCTCCTATCATAAAGCACGCTCCCTATACCTTATATTAAGCTTGCCAGCACTTGCTCTTATCTCATCTTCACTATAGATAGTAAACTCGTGATAATCACTCTCAACAAAGTCTAAGTAGTGCAGGATATTCCTTCCATTGAGACTTATCATCTCACTAGTAATCTTAAGCTCATCGCCTTCGTGAAATTCGCCATTAAGAATTATCTTCAGGCCATTACTAATATTTGTGATCACAAGCTTTTTGCACTCTTCACAGGATATAATCATCTCTTCAAGCTTTATAGGATACTTCTTATATTCAAGTCTTGGTATTTTGCCACTAGTCTCTTTTATACTCGAATAAATAAATGGGTCAGACATGTGTATAGTAAAAGACCCAACTCCTATGTTACTGTCATAAGGTGGGTCTTCAATACTTGCTACTTGGCCATAGCGAAAGCCTTCCTCATCTCTGAATGAAAACTGGGCTTCATCATCACTCTGAATGAGCTCCGTAAGCCTTTTTATAAGCTTTATAAATTCAGAGTTTCTCTTTGCTTGAACTAAAAAGTATACCTTTATGTCCCTAGCAGGATAGGCCTTACTAATAAAATAGTCGCCATTTTTACCTGGTATATTTACAGACTCCAAACTAGGAGAGAAGAGCTGCCTTCCCTCCACATTTATCGTCATATAGCCTTTAAGGTATTTATCTAAGTTTACATTGTTAAACGTTATTGCGCAGTTGCTATACATATATACCTCCTAGTATGCAAGCTCAAGATCTATAGTCTTGTCTTGCTCATTTGATATAGATTCAACAAAAGCTTTAAAACTCTTACCGCCTATAGATAAGTTTATGGCCATAGGCTTTGCTTCGCTAGCCTCATCACTTGTAAAGTCATAGGCATCAAGGCCACTCGATGCAAAAGAAATCTTCTTTGTAAAGTCATTCCCCATAGCATCCTCAACCCTACTCATAGCTCTTTCTACTGGAGAGATGTTTTTCTCTACACCCATGGCTAAGCCTAGCATAGTATTCTCTCCTATGCCAGCAAAAACAGTAGATGGTGAGTGTATTCCTAAAAACTTCTTAACTCCACCAACTATACCGTCTACAGCTCCTTTTACTTTATCAGTAACCCAGCCTACAGCTCCAGATATACCTTTCCATAAGCCTTTAAGTATGTTTTCACCAATGGAAAACATTCCATCTACAAGGCCTGTGAAAAATCCTGTAATCTTGCCTATAATGTCTTGTATAAAAGTACATAGACCATTCCAAACCTCTTCAGTCTTAGTTTTGACAGTGTTCCACGCATCAGCTATCGCCTTGCCGATATTTTCAAATGTTGTCTTAATCTTATTCCAAACATTTTCAATTACCTTTTTAATCTCGCCCCAGTGTGTTATTACCAAAGCTACCAATGCGCCAACAGCGACTCCAATCGCTACAAATGGATGCGCCGAAATTAAAGTAAACAGTCCACTTACAGCAGTTTTGACAGTACCTAGTATGCCTGTAAATTTAGTAAATGCACTTCCTACGCTAGTAACTATACTTGATATAGCAAGAGATGTTTTTAAGCCTACAAAGCCGCCTATTAAAGCAGTAATTACAGGTGTTAAAATGTTAAACTTGTCATTCAAGTCTGTAAACCATTTAATAAGCTCACTAAGTGTAGTGCTTATGCCGCTTAAAGCATCACCCAATAATTGTATCCCAGTTTGCACAAATGGACTGCTTGCAATATCAGATATAGCTTGGACTATACTTGCTATGATATCGCCTATAGCTGTTAAAACTGTTTGAACGATGCCACTTTGAAATATCGCTTCTATCCCTTGCCATGCAGTACTTATAGCAGTTTGCATTGACTCAAAAGCACTCTTCAGTCCATCACCAAGTCCAGGCGCTAAATTATTTAAGCTTTCGCAAACAATATTAAATACACTCTCAGCTATAGTCTTTGCCATTGGTAATAAATTGCCAAATACAAATGTCTTAACAGATTCTAATAAGTTGTTAAGGCTTTGATCTATGTTTTGACCCAAAGCAATGTTACCTAATAGGTCGGTAAAAGCCGACTTCATCATATTGAACGAACCAGTAAATGTCGTAGCCGCTTCTTCGGCTGTAGTTCCAGTTATATTTAGTTCGCCTTGTATAACGTGTATTGCTTCATATACATCAGATAAATTTGATATATCATAGTGCACACCACTAACTTTTTCAGCTTCAGCTAAAAGCCTTTGCATTTCTTCCTTCGTTCCGCCAAAACCAAGCTTAAGGTTATCGAGCATTGTGTAATTTTGTTTGCTAAAGCCCTGGTACGCGTTTTGTATGCTCTCAAGCGACGAGCCCATCTTATTGGCATTGTCGCCCATGTCAATCATCGCCATATTGGCAATATCTGCAGCCTTTTTTGTGTCACCGCCTACAGAAGATATAAGCCCAGCAGAAAAGCTTGTAACGTTCTCCATATAGCTATTGGCACTCATGCCTACAGTTTTAAAGGCCTCTTGAGCATTCTTTTTTACAATTTCAGCAGCCTTTGAAGTTTTTGTATCAAATAAAGTCTCTATACCGCCAAGTGACTGTTCAAGGTTTGCTCCTTCTGCAAATGCTGTGCCAATAATCTTTCCTATACCTAGTGCAGATACACCTTTAACTATTGTGCTTTTTAATGAGCTCATCATACTAGAGCCACCAGCTATACCAGCAGAACCAGCCTCATCACTTACTATCTTTCTAAGCTCACCAGATATACCTTTTGCCGATGGAATAATTTGTACATACGCTTTACCTAATTCACTTGCCATTTATAATTTCCTTTCTCTTTCTCATAAAGTCCTCACTCGTGTAAAAGACTTGATTCTTATCCTCAGTTTTATTGATCATATCCAATATCATCTTTGGACGATTGCGATTGTGTTTAGCGTCCTTAGTTTGAGCATAAAGGAGTAAACTTAGCCTATCAAGTATGCCAGCTAAAAGCAAAGTGTCATTTTTTATTTTTGACTTACTCATAATAAGCTTAATTCTTGCCTCATCTCTTAAGCCACACGCTAAAGTAGCTAAATTTAAAAGGCCTATGCTTTCCCATTCGTATAGGCCATAATATTCAGCTAGATCACAATAAAGAGCATCTTCATCAAGTCTTATCATGTAAGTGAGGACTAAGATTTTTTTAGCTTTACATTCTTGAATATCTCTGCAACTTCAAGTTGAAGTTTGTCAACTGGCACTGTTCCATCTTTTTCTCTTAAGTGATTCATAAGCTTAAGCTTGCCCTCATCTCCAAGAAGTAGTGTAATAACTTTAGATATTAAAAGAGGATTTGCTTCGGTTTCGTACAGTGCGTCTAGGAGTTCAAAATTGTTTAACTTGCTATAGCTTATTGAGTACTTAAAGCCGCTCTCTGTAGTCCCGTCAATACCCTTAATCTTCTTTTTTACTTCAGCCATTATTTTTCACCGCCAAAGATGTATTCGTAGTGTTGATTGCCATCTTTATCAGCTAGTGCTTCGATAGTTATTTCATATCCTACAGCATCATCATCAGTGTATTCAATATCGCCTACATCTGTGATAACAGCTTTAGGTATAACTATTCTCTTTAAAATGTCATTCTTTAGTATCATCTCTACAACATAGCTACGAGCTTCAGCTGGATCTGCGTTTACTTTTAGCTTGATTCCAGTTTTAAGGTCTCCTTCTACGTTGTTCTTGCCATATACAGTCTTTAGTACGTCTACATTAGTTGTCTCTATAAGTTTAAAAGTGAAAGTATCAGGCTTTCCTTTAGATATTACTAGGACTGTATCTCCGCCCCAGGCAGGTATTTTGTCAGATTCTGGGCTGTTGGAGTTTGACATACCATCTTCAGAGATATATCCTAAAGATACTAAACTTGTGTCTAGATCGCTCTTAGCGTCGTTTGGTAGTGTAGCAGTAGTTTCTCCAACATATATTGCTCCACCAAACTTAGGCTTTGCCCAGCTTACATTGTTTGCATTACTCAAATTAAATCACTCCTTTTAATAATATAGATCAAATACCGCTTGGTATCTGTATCTTTTAGTCTGTGTATCTGTAAAGTTGTAGTCGCTATCAAGCTTTATAGAGCCTATATCTTCACTCTCAATAATTTTAAGCATAGCGCCCACTACTTTTTCATTTAGTATGGCCGCTTCCTCCATAGATTTAGCGTAAGACTGCACGGCAAAGCTTGCTCGATTGATTCTATCAACTCTTGCTGAGCCAAGCTTTTCTATCACTACATAGCTCCCTACTTTTTCTTTCTGCTCTTCCATATACACAGGCACTTCTAATTTTTTACTTAAATAATTTAAAATAATCTTTTCAATCATCTTTATTGTCCCTTTAGTGCTTTTAAAAGCGTATTGCTTTTTAGGTTATGGTAGTAAGCCTTGTAACCATCTGCTCTTATATTTGCGTGTAGTCTCTTCTTACCAGCTCCCACGTCAAGCTTGTAGTCATATCCCTCATCACATCTATTTAAAGCAGCGTTCCCGTACTCTTCAAGTATCTCTTTCATCTCTTCGCAGAGTAAAAGCTCGCTTACTCCTTTTTTGTTGAGTACAAATTTTACCTTACTCATAGCGCTCCACCAAGACTTTCTTGTGCCACTTAAGTGGTACCATCTCTTCTATACCTTCTAGGACATTTCCAAATGTTCTATATTTTTTGCCAAATATAATCACTTCTCTGTCTTCCCACTCATGCGTGTCGCCCTTAGGTATGCCAAGAGTGTATACAGCTTTTTTGCCGTATAGATCAAGATTATTAGTCACGGCTTCAGTATCAGTAGGAGATACTAAAACGTCTTCAACCTCAATCTCCTTGTCCTCATATATGGGACTGTTAAAGCCGTCTACACCGACCTTTACCTTATCAATCAAAGTAATCTTTGTGCCCTTAATCTTTCCCATAAAAGTCAATCACCCCATACTTTTGCGTCCTTAGTCCTAATCTCTTGAGCTCGTCTTTCTTTATAAAAAGACCTCCACCAGGTACTAAGTAAGTGCCGCTAAATGAGTAGCCAAGAGCAGACTCAGCAGATTGTATCATAGGCTCTTGATCAGTAGATGTCATTAAGTTTCTTGCTACCACATCACAGACTATAGACTTGTATAGATCTAAATAATCTTTATCCTTTACAAGCTCATCGATGTTCTTATTTGCTCTTTTTGCTTCAACCTTTAAATTAGCTTCAACCTTATCAATCAGAGCCCTTGCCCTTTCCATTTCGTCTTGCTTAAGAGGCCTCCACAAAGTCATAAGTTCATCTATGCTTAAGTAAGCCATACTACTCACCCTTTTTAGTGTTTCTTTTCTTAGGTGTCGCCTTGTTAGTTTTTTCTGTTTTTTTTGCGTCTGCTTCTTCTGGTATTTCTTCAGCTTCGATTTCTTCAGCTTCGATTGCTTCCGCCTCTGCTGCTTCTACTTCTTCAGTTTCTGCTCCTGTCTCTTCAGCTTTTTCTGCGTCTGCTACTTCTTCAGCTTTTTCTGCGTCTGCTACTTCTTCAGCTTCGATTGCTTCGCTTATTAGCTCCCAGTCATCTCCAGATAATAAACAAGGGCTATCAATCGTAGCCCCTGTTCTTTTGTTAACATATATCATATTGACCACCTACTCAGCTTTTATAGTTGCAAAGCTATTAGCGTCAAATATGCCCCAGCCTAAGTAAGCTTCTGCTCTTAAGTAGACTTGATTATAGTTTTTCAAGTCTTGCTTCTTTCCGTCTGGATCACCATATTCAATTATTTCTAGTGGTATTTCTTTTGCGTAACCCCATTTAAACATATTTTCAAAGTCACCTACTATTGATTTAAGCTTGTTATTAGTGCCAACTGTTGTGTTGACATCTGCAGTTAAGCCGTTTATCTCTCCAGGGTTAGCGCCCCAAGCGAGCTCTGGATATACTCTAGCTCCATTTGCTTTAAGTTTCGCAAGAGCTGATGCAAAGCTTGTGTCTAGTGCCATACCTGTAACTATGCCTTCTGAGCCTTGTACTAAGGCTATAGCTGCTTCCGCGTTTTCATCTGGCTTAGTCTCGTCAAATAAAACATTTTGTGTAACCTTCTTTATAAAGCAATTATCGCCTATTACAGTTGATGCAGTCTTGCTTCTAGGATTGATTCCATGTATAGCCATAAGGTCTAAACCTCTTGCTAGTTTTTTAGCGAAGCCGTCATTGAAGCTTCTTAACATATCAAGTTGTGTTTCTTCAGCTGCATACATAAATTCGTCTGAGACTCTTGCTCCATACTCTACTTTGATTGGCATTACTTTGATTGGCTCAATAGTAACCCCGCCTTCTCCTTTTTGTCCATTTTCTGCTACTATGTCTATGTCTGAGTCCATAGTAAATGTGAATAACTTTTCACCTAGAAACGGTATAGGTGTTTGGTGTGATAACACCGCTAGTGATGATCTACCTTGTACTTTGTTGATAAGGTCAGATACTAATTCTTCATTAAATAAAGTTCCTTTTGATAATACTGGCATGATTATTCTCCTTTCAAACCATCTAATAATTTTTTGTACGCGTCATCCTTCTTTGGTGTAGTTTCAGTATTCTTTAAGGGTGGCGCTTCTTTCTTAAAGTAAGCTTGCAAGCTTTTTGCATCCTCGGCCATAGACTCTTCGTCGTCGCCTTGTATTCTGTCGGCTAGGTCATAAGGTATCTTATACTCCATGGCAACCTTTCTTTTCATCTCAGCCTTTTCATATGCTTGAAGTTTCTTTTGTAAAGCTTCAATCTCAGCTGAGCTCTCCTTAGCCTTACTTAGCTCTGCTCTCAAAGAGTCATAGTCCTTGTACTTCTCTTGCACTTCCTTACTTAACTTATCTCGTTCTCTTTTAAGTCTGTCCTTGATAACTTCATCAAGTTCTTCTTGCGTTGTTATAGCTTTAAATTCTTCAGCCATTCTTATTCGCTCCTTTCCGTTTGCCCTCGTCAGGTATTTATATTAAAAAAAGACAAGTAAAACTTGCCTTTGCTTAATAACTAATATATAATCTTTTGTTTCTTAGGCTTTACATAATTCTTGCAAGCCCAGTGTGCTAGTAGTGCACTATCCATTAAGGATATGTCCATCTCTTCAAATTGTGCCCTATATCCAAAGCCGCCTTGACTTCCTATGTTTCTCTTCTCGCAATTTGTAGCAACTTGCGTAAGAGAGGCTTGATCCATATGTGAGATGGTTTTTTCATATATTGCCTGCTCCCATAAAGAGTTAGCGTTTATAATCTCTTTTACAGTCGGCAGACAAATATTCTTAATCTTAAATGCCCTCAGCTCCTCTTGTAAAATGTTTTGCCTACTAGCCCCATCTATAACTATAAGTGCAGGCTTAGACTGCTTTATAAAATCTATAAGCCAGTCGTCGCCATTCTTAACTGATTGACAGTCGATAGACTCTATAAAGACATCATCTTCTACAGTCTTAACAGCTATGCTGAGAGCTGCGTTTCTGCCATCTTGGCCAAACTTAACCCCACAAAATAAGCTTCCTTTAAGTTCAGGAATCTTATCTACCTTACAAGCGAGCCAATCGACTTCACTTATAGCTGATTTTTGATTGTACTTGATCCATAGGCCTAGCCTTTGTATGTTAAAGTCTACTATGTCATTACCTATCTCATCTTCTACACTTCTTTCAGTAAATATAGTGCCCAAAGATGGATTCGTCTTGTACCACAATTTTTTATCGTGTGGATCAGATTGTTCTTCAACTCCCCACTCACACCAAGCGCCGTTCTTACTAGCGCCTTCTATGACATCATTCTTGAAATCAACAAAGACGGTGCCAGCGCTCACTACTGTTGGCGGAGTACCACACATCAAAGTCTGAGGATTTTGTGAGTCAGTAACAACATACTTAAGAGCCGATTCTTGATCAGCAGTGTACTCTTGAGCCTCATCAATGATAAGTAAGTCAAAGCCTTCACCAAGACCCCCTGTTGTAGTTCTTGTTCTAAACTCCACCCTGCCGCCCGTCTCTGGTATCTCAACCCTTTCTCTTCCTGTTGCTCTTAGCGATTCGTAAGTGATACCTATCTTATCAAGCGCCCTGCATAGCTTTTCCCACGACGCGTGCGACGTTGTCGTTCTGTGCGCCGTGTGGTTTATTTGCTCGCCTTCCATAATGCCATATAGCTCACGCATAAGTAGTATCTCACTCTTACCATTACGTCTAGGCAGAGAGTAACCAAACTTGGTATGCACCCATAAATGATTCTTATTGTACGCTAAGATATGCTTTAGAATCGTTTCTTGCCATTTTTGAGCCTTATTACCAGATTTCTCATATAGATCTATAGCTTTTTTGTAGTCGCTTTTAGTGTATCTCTTAAGCTTAGAAAGAGTTGGCGTCTGACTACCTATCTTCTTTCTAGCCACTCTATCACTCCTTTAATATTCGTCCTTTATGTCAGCAATAATCGCTAGAATATACACTATAATTCCAGCTAAAAGCAGTGGCGCCCATATAGGAGCAAGTACCCACAGCCATGGCCATGAGATATTGCCAGTAAGCTTAAGCGTTATAAATACAATAGCAAGTATCGTCATAAATCCTGCACCTCTTGGTCTCTTTCCATTTTTCTTCATCGTTACCTCCTAAATTTTGCAATAAAAAATCGTGCGTTATAAAACACACGATTGATTCCTCTATATTTACACATTTTCTTTATATTTTCACACGATTAAGTCGCGATTATTCAAGATTAAACGAACGGCATATAGTCTTTACTCCTTGAAAAATCTACCTACCTTTTATATATCTTCTAATTAAATTAAATGATTCTAAAGTTTTTGCTCCCATGTACGGAACTACTTCTTCATCGCTAAAATCATCTGCTATTTCTTCTAATACAGTAAATTCAGCTACTTCAGAAACATGTAAATCTTCTGAATTTTCCATTTTTTCTAAATATTTAAACATTTTCTTGGCTAAAATATCATTGTTCTTTATTGCATTTTTCAACAATGGAACAAATACAAAACTAAATACTGTATGAGGTCCAGACTCATAATCTAAATTATCTTTTTCTAACTCTATAGTATAAAGGGTTTTAATTTCATTAAATTCATTACACACATCTGTTATTAAATTATTGTAATTCACTTTACTTCAACTCCTTTAACTTTTCTAATTCTTTTTCTAGATACTCCCTGTCTTTTTGTGGCAAATCTTTTTTTAAAGACTTATTTAGTTGTCTTTTTAAATCTTCAACCTTTTTTGCATGACTTCTATTATTTCTTCCTAAATTTAAACCAGTTTCTAATTCCATCTTTCTGATATCATAAGTTCCGCCGTCACCAACAACTGCACTTTTACGATAAGCAGTTCGGATAAATTTTCTCGACTCCTCATTAGTATATTGTTTAATCAATGTTTCGTATTTACTCTTACCTATATATTTTCTATGTTCGCGTTTAAACACTCTGTTATCATCTGTAGCATAAAAATCAGCCTCTAGTTTGCGTCTTCTTTCTTTCTTATGCTTTTCTTCGTTCCATTGATTGTTAACAGCTTTTCTGCCTTTTTCAGTATTATGACTTATAATACAGTTACAATATCTATGCCTACTAAATACATTATGCTTCGGCTCTCTTCGCACCCACTCCTTAACATATTCATAGTCAAAAGTGCCAGATACTTCTTCACACCATTCACAGCAGCCTCCATTTGTAGATCGTGAAATAGTTTCCTTAAAGCCAGACTTGCTAAGAAAATCAGCATTAGCTTTTATCGCATCATCAACAGAGCTATCGCAAAAGTTTTTTATAGGCTCGTCAAGCAGCCATTTTCCTTTGTCGTAATCATCATAATCACAAAGCTTATTTATTAAATTATCGCATCTTTCTTCATTGAATTCAGCTTGTATTCCCTTAATATTTATACCCTCTTTTTTGTTAATTAAACCTTGCGTATCGGCAGCATATCCAGATATAATCTCGTGACCTTCTTTGAGATTAGCTTTAATAACACTGTCGGCAATATCTTTTTGCATCTTTCCATCAGGTAAAATATCTTTAGTAATCTTTTCTCTAAAAGCTTTCTTCATTTTATCGCTAACCTCATCAGATACTTCATAAACATCTTTAAAGTTTGCGTCTTTGCTCTTAAGCTTTTTAAGCTTCTTCTTTATCTTCTCGCTATTTAAAAGCCCATTATTAAATTCTTTATTTACTTCTACAGCTAAATCAGTGTAGCTTTTTGTGTTCTCATTCATTACGCATCAAGTCCTGTAAAGTCAGATAAATTGTCCTTGTTGAAATAATCAGGCACAGCTTGATTAATCTTTATTGCTGCATCGCCCACACCAGAAAGTGCTGTCATGTCAGGCTCGAAAACGGGATACCACTTAGGCTTAGTTAAGTAAAATTGATTACGCACATAATTATAGTCATCAGCTAAACACCTGGCAACGTAGCCGACATTTAGAAAGCCACTGCCAAAACATCTTTGAGCCTTACGAGCTGTTACTCTTAAAGTCTCATGGCTTGCCTTAATCGCTTCAGCACTTGACGGATTGTCAGTCACGAAGCCTAAGTCATCAAGAGTAAGACCAGTCTCACCTGCAAAGCTCGATGCTATAGTCTTTAGCTGCTCTGTAAATGGCGACATCGATGTAGATGTAAACTGTCCAAGCTTTGGCGCGTCTCCGTCTTCGTCCTTTGTGAATTGCAGCATACTTGATATGGTCGCCTTCCACTTGTCCATAGGCTCAGCCGTTTGAGACAAGCCTACAATGTATTTCTGTGGAAAACTATAAAACTCAGCAGTTATATCTGCACGCTCTAAAGTTCTCTTTGCGTGTCCTTGATAATACATACATGCCCTTGTTATTCTAGACCTACCGAAAGGTCTCACAGCATCAGGCCTGTGTATGATAGGCACAAGTAGCGGCACGTCAGCAGGATTGCTTCTACTGTCAACAAGATCATTGCCATTATAAAAATCAGTCCTATCGCGTAAAAAGTGTGCTTCCAAACTCGGCTTGCCCTTGTCATCACGATCAAGCACAGCGTAACCCTCTTTTAAAAGTCCTGTAATAGGATCTAATATACCAGTAGCGTTGCTAGCTTCGATAACCTGTAGTCTTGGATAGCCCTCATCGCCCATAGAGATATAAACAAAGGCGCAAGATGCAATAAGTGCAGATAATATCGCAGAGTCGAAAAATATATCAGGATTGTTTAAGTTAAAGATCTCGTTCAACTCAAAATTATCATTAGCGAACTCTTTAAATACAAGCCTGTCAGCAAGAGCGTCAACCGCCTTAGTACACCAGCCTAAGCACGAGCGATATCTCTGCCTTATGTCTGGAGGTATAACCAGCCCTAAATCCCTTTCTTGGTACTTACTGTCATAGTAAGTGTACCTAGTATCAACCCTTCTTTTGTGATAATTAAGTTTGCGTCTTAAGTAATCTAAACCTTGCTCCATAAAAACCTCCTAGATCAAGCTTATTTTATGTAAAAACATTAACTGTCCATACGGAAATCAAAATTGACTCATTTTTTACACTTTGGTACATAATTTTGTAAAAAACAGCGCATTTTGAAGCCATTTTTTCATATTTTTTCTAAAATTTCAAAATTTTGATACAGTTTTCTTGAAAAAACTCATCCATTATACTTTGATAAATTATATATATAAATTAGACATCTATTGCCTGCTGCCCCTCGTAATTTCTGCGCGCGAAAAATTGTACAATAACGAGCGGAAGGTATTTAGCCGATATGGGTGGGGTGGTATGCCCCCTCTAATGTCTAATCTTTTGCCTTGTAGTTCTTCCAATCACAACTTTGTGGCAAATTCCTGTTCGTTGGTATCTTCTTCTCTTGCATCACGAAGAGCTTGTCTGACTTTTGTCTGTTGCAACACCAATGAGCAAGCTGCAGATTCTCCAGTGCGCTCGGGTGTCCACCCTTAGCGATTGGAATTATGTGATCCACACAGCCAGCCATCGGATCAGGGTACTTCAGACTCTTATCAACAGGTCTGCCACATATCCCACATACAGACTCCATCTTAAGAATCTTCTTCTTGTTCATCTCGTACTGAGCCCTGTGTGGCCCAGCCTTGTCAGCCCTTAGCTCCTTCGCCATATACATAGCCTCCCCCTAAGATAATATAGCACCCCCTGAAATAACACTGCCTAGGCTATTAAAAGCCATCGCCATGTAAAGCCACCCATGGTTTATAAAAACCATACAGTATAAAGCAAAGAGCCCTCGTACCAACTACGAGAGCTCCGCCAAATTAATTCAAGGAGGTGATAATGAACCGTTATCCATCTATGCACACTATCATTATATCATGACCCGAACTATCATTTACTATCATTCGCTCTCATCCAGATAAATTATTTAGTTTTACTCAGTCTCTTTAGAGCCTCCCCATGTATCCTTAAGACATGACTCTCCGAATAGTGCATCTCCATGGCAATAGTATGCCACACCTTTCCTTGCAAATACCTCTTGCTCATCACCTCATAGTACACACCCTCAAGAGACTCAATAGACTCCTTAGCCTTATCCTTTAGCCTAGTCAGCTCATCAATCTCATCTTTGACCCTACTTTTCATATCACAAATCTTAGCAATCGAGCCATCAAAACTAGATGGACTAGAGCCTCTTATACTAGATCGATAGTCTACACTTCTTGCATAACGTAAATCATGCTCAAGCCTAGCGATCTCACCACGTAGACAGTTAATCTTCTTGTCCAGGTCAATAATTCTTCTTAAATCCTTCTTAGTCATTTATCTTCCTCGTAGCCCACTCGCTTCTAAACATAGCAGAGCAGCCAGAACACTTGCGACCCCTTGAGCCATAACCTCTAACCTGCGCTCTCGTCTTTGCTCCACAAAATGGGCAAGTTATGATATAGTAGTTGTTTGCGTCCTTGCTAGGATGATACTCCATTTCCTTGATCCTCTTTGCGGATAATAATTCTCCCTCTTTTTTCATAATGTCTAATAAGTATGACTTACCATTTCTGTACATATAACATCACTCCTTTAGCCTTCTGAGCTTCAGATACACACTCCACCCAGTAAACTCATTGTAAATAGCCTTAAAGCCATAGTCCTTGTCTAAAATCGCATATCCAGGATAAAGCCTTTTAATCAACTCAAAACTAGCACCCTCAGTCGCAATAGTGTTTAAAGCCCTTCTCGAGTACCTGTGATCATTATTCCTTATCCACGGCCTTGCTAGATTTTGAGAGCAAGACCACCTTCTCTTCTGTTTCGGGTTTCCAGAAAGGTACGAACACAGCCTTTGAATACCACTGTTATAATCAGCACGCACCCTGTCACAGTTTACAAAACCAATAGCACGCTTGCCCTTACCCTTCCCCATAGACTTTCTCCATAAGCCTTCAATCACATCACGATCTAAGCCGTCATTCATAAGGACGTGATGATGCACACGCACAGGACTCTCATCATCATCGCACCTAGAAGAAGTAACCACGATGTACTTTAAATCACCAAGACCCTCCTTCTTCCTTCTTCTCGCCACACGTCTTAAGTAGTTTCTAAGCTCCCTCTCAGCACCCTCAAGAGTACCAGGCAAGAACTCATCACTATAAGTCAGAGTCACAGAGTAACTGTTCTTAGAAAAGTTCGCTTCACAAATCCAAAGAAACCTTCTCCTCGCATTCTTATCATTGAGATTCTTCTGCGTATTAAGAGATACCCTCTCCTTCTTCGCGCGTTTGCCCTTCTTAGATATTTGATTTTTACTTAAAGAAAATAAATCCACCTCCATATAGTCATCACCACAGTGAATTTTTTTCTCCCTAATAAACGTCCTCATACTACACCTACAAATTGGTCACAAAGTTAATACCTAGTACAAGCTCATCAAAGGCTTGCACATTAAGCCAATAAATGGTATAATATATATAAGAAGAGACATTATACCATTAGACAACCTAAGGGGGGCTTATAAAAAAGCACCCCTTTTTCTTTTTTCATAAATCATCAAAAACACCCATAGCACCCTCAAGTCTCATCAAGTGCCTTAAGAGATTATTAATCTTGCCTTGCGCCTGATCATACTTTCTACTATATATATAGGAAGAAAGTTCGCCCATCAAATCCTTACACCTGTTATACATAGAGATCACCCTATCATTATCAATAGAAAAGTCACCGTCAATATCTTTTGTGTTCACCTCATCAAGCCACTTAAGAGGACAGACCACAACAGAGTTAGTATTTCTATCAAGCACCTCAGCGTATGGATCAATCAGACCCTCGCCCATGCGAAAGACCAAAGCACTAATCTTTTTATACATAATGCCGTCCCTCATCACAGGCGCACCACTTATAAGCAGTTCCTTCGCCTTTTCATTACTAATCGCCAAAGATGACACCCTCTTTCCTTGCTGGCTTTGAGTTCTTTACCATCTTTCTAAGCGTCATTTCTTCAGTATCCTTTTGGATAAAATAATAAGCCTTTTCAATAGCCCCCTCTAGATCTATATAGTAGTGCACAGCGCACTCAATTATAGCTCCTATAGCCTCTTCTAGTGCCCCCTCACTGTAGCCCTCATCAAGAATCAAGTTTGTAGCCTTAGTAAAGTTCTTTATCAATCTATCCTTTTTGCAAGCCTCGACACTTGCCTTATAAATCGGGTTATACATCTTTCTCATCTTCTTATTATATATATCTACTATGCTTACACCTTTTTCCCAATAGCCATCGATGTAGTTACCAGTGACTAAACACGCATAAGTGCATCCTAAGCTAGCTTTTATGCCATCCTCATTGCCAAAGCAAATACCATTTATTGCCATCGTCATGGATCCAATCGTGTCAAGCTTTTGCTTGTTAAGCTCCATCTTTTCATAAAGCTGCCTGTTTATAGTTATTATCCTTAGCCTTATGCTAAGCTCCTCAATATTCATTATCCCTTACCTCCTTATTGTTTAGATCGTGGCGCTTTCGCCTCTCCATTTCAGCCTTGTATATATAAAGACTTGCGATGCCGCGTAACTGCTTTTCTAATTCATCAGCTTCCTTTGCTCTTTTAGCTTCCTTGTAAGCTTCAAACGCTTTTAAGCTAGATGTGGCCAAGCAAAATACAAGTATCATTATCGCCAGTAAAAGTATAAACTCCAAAATTCCCTGCTTGCTAGAGTAAGATAAAAGCGCTGCAATACATATAAATACAGCTAATACAATTAAGTTTGGCTTGTTCTTTATAAACAGAAAATACAAATAATTATCCTTCTTCATTTTTCCCCTCCTCGTTTATGCTAATAGCCTATCATAGCCCACATAAGCATATATCCCATAAAAAATAAGGCAGTTATAACAATCGCACCTAATAATATCCCAGCTATATCTTTTACTTTTCTAGCCATCCTCCAAAATGGCGCATTATAATTAATCCTTCTCATTACTTATACCTCCAGCTATCATACATCTCATGGATCTCAATCGCTTCAATACTGTTTTCAATTCTGTTCTCAAGGCTTTTAGCATACTCACTCATCGCACGAATCGATACCTCTTTAATGATAAACATCCTGTTAAGTTCATCCTCAAGCTCCCTTATCTTTTTTCTTAAATCAGAAGCCCTCATCTTCCTTAACTTCTCAGCACTTATTCTTTCTCTATATAAACAATCACTCATATTCAACCCCTGTAAGCTCAGTGATCTCCCTTATAACGTGCCTTAATCTTTTTATAACCTCATCATTTCTGCCGTTCCTGTTACTAAGACGGCACCTGTTAATCTCTTCCTTGATGATATTTATACAATCAGTAACCCCACAAGTATATTCCATATAAACCTCCCTAATCATTTAACCTAGCCTCAATACCAGCTTGAGACTTAACACTTATAAAAGGAATTTCACCCTTCTTAAACCTCTCCCACAAAATCGGATGCACATACACGACCCTCTTCTTACCAGACGAAGCATTTGCGCACACCCCAAACGGGAATAGCCCTTGCTCCAGAAAAGCCCTCACAGTCGGCTGAGCTAGACCCGTAAACTCACTAATCTCATCAATACTAACCTTTCTTAAGCCAGCCTTGTAATCAATATTATTTTCCATTATTCCACCTTCCTTATTTATAAATAAATAGTTTTGCGTCCCTTTTACTACTTAAAGTCCTTACTCTTCAATCCCCTCAATCTCAACAGCTTCAACACATCTAGTGTTTACTAATATCTTTTTGTCCACATCGTCAAATACTATAGTGATGGGCTCATTCTTATCAAGAGCTTCATATATGTTTTCAAGCTCCTTTTCATCTTCAAGATCGTGATAATAACTCTTGTTGTTAAAATGATAAGTAACCCTGTATTTTTTATTTTCATTCATTGTAAATTCCCCCTTCAATAATTTGCTCTTTTATCTCCCCCTTAGTGATATAATAATCACAAGGAGGTGAATAATTTGATTTTCTACCATGTCGATAGAACAGATACTCTCAAAAATCTAAAAACCATCGAGCTAATACATCCACACGTACTTCCAGCAGAGTTAAACGAAACACTTCTCGAACTCTTCCCAGGCGGCCTATCCTTCCATGGCGACCAGTATGCCATAGAATCATTCAAAGACTTCCATAAAGAAACATCTACCGAACAAATCTTCGAACTATATAGGCGAATGTACTTCCCAGATAAGCCGTCACGCTTTCAAAGCTTCTTTGCTTTTACATCATTAGAAGACGCTATAAACTTTGCGCTAAAATATCCTTTCTTCAAAATCTATGAAGTAAGCATAGATCATGAAAACTATCACATAGGCGATATGAATCTCGTTAAGGGCGAGACGATCATACAGTGCCACAAGCTTGCTTTAGATTATTGGTCTGGACGTCTTAGCAATGAGCCGTTAAAAGAAGCGCTACTCATCCCACCTATTCATATAGATCGTCTTCTAATTCTTTCATAGCATCTTCTTGGTATAAGTAGTGCCTATACCTAGCACCAGGCACAGTGTAGTGGTATACCTCAGGATTGAAACCTATAGAGCTTAAGATTAAAGTTAAGTCATTAGTCTTGAGCTCCTTTTCTTTTACTAATTTTCTAAACGCGTCCCTTCTAGACTTGCTTTGAGTAATGTAGCGTATCCTTCCAAAGTGAATCTTGCTTATGTCCTCATCTTGAATATGAGACTTAACAGGCCTATGAGGAATCCACTTTAGTTGTTCTAGAGGAATCCACTTAAGGTATCCTATTTGTCCTTCAAACTTTTCTTGTCCTTTGTTTTCTTCATTCATAAATAATTTCCTCCTTTTTAATCATTTCGTTCTATTTTATAATCGACTTTATAATCGACCCCTGTGACTTCCACAATCTTTTTCTCAATACTTCTTAGTATACTCATGATCTCATCATTGCAGCCATCAACGTTTCTATCGTGGTATCTTCCAATTTCCTCGCCAATTGCGTATAAAGAGTCAAGAACACCATTAGTGTATGCTATGCTAAGTTTTTTATTCATATTCAACCCCCGTGATATTAACAATCTCTTCTATGGCCTTTTGTAATCTGTATATGATATCATCATATCTACCATCACTATTGTTAAGTCTGTATTTGATAATTTCGTCTCTAACAATATTCATACAATCTATAGCTCCACTTGCGTATTGCGCGTCGTAAGTATTACATTGCTCAAATTCTTCTAATTCGCCACAAAACTTTCCTGCATGTGTTATCATCATCTCTGACGGACTCACTATTCCAAAGATTTTAAGTATTTTTCGAAATATTGCGTCAAAATTAATCTTCATCATTCTCATTTTTCACCTCTCTTCTCACGATAATTTTGAAACAAAAACTATTAGCCAAGCTTGTAATAACACGAAACTTAGCGCTAATACAGTCATTATATAGATATAGATCATATATTGTAGCCACTCGTTATCGCTTATAATCTCATAGATCATTACAAAAGCCTCAGCAATCGTTTTTAAGAGTTTTTTAATCATTTCGTTCCACATAATTTATCGTCTGCCTTATCACCTCACACGTGCAAGCCTCAATACTGTCCGTGTGTATGTTGATAAATAAAACCTCCCTGCATGCATCCTTAAACCTAACAATAATTTGCTTTCTAGGTTCAAAATAATCAATACTTGCAATATCGTAGCCCGTCACGTAATAGATAAGAGTTCTGAAATAAATTAACTTTTTCCTTCTTTCAGCCTCCTCAATAAGGCTTAAAGCCTTCACATGCTCCTCATCACTCCAAGCAGCAACTGCTTCATTCATAAATAATCACGCTCCTTTGTTTGATTTGTAACTTTTTATGCTACTTTTTAGATAAAAAAATATCTGCTGGATCTGTGATTTCTAATATCTCTGATAGTTTTATTGCCTCATCACATCCAAATTTAGCATTATTTAATTTTTTGTTAAATGTGTTTTTGCTCATATTGAGCTTTTTAGCCATTTGTTCTTGTGTATAGCCTTTTCTTGTCATGTATGCTTTTAACTCATTTACTTTCATAATCTTTTTCGACCCCCTTTTTCGTAACTTTTTATGTTACCCATATAATATCACTTAAAAAGATACTTGTCAAGCTTTTTTTGTAAATTTGTTTAATATTTTTATATATTTTTCAATTTTCAGTTGACTTTATACCATTTTATTGGTATTATATTTATATAAGGATGGTGAAAAAA